TATGAAAAGGGGTTTGACGAAGGAGTTAAATCCGTAACAATAGGAGTCAGTGAAAATGGCTAAAAAGAAAAAAGATATTCCATTTCATATCGCCCACAATTACAAACAATGGACTTCAGATCAAGGTTATAAGTTTTGGGCAAGAGATGAAGAAGATGCTAAAGAGTATCTTAAAGTTATTGGGCACGAAAAGTTAGAAGAAATAAAGGAGTCATAATGTTTGAATTTATAGTAGTATGTCTTTTAATTTACATAGCCTATCAAGTCGCCAAATCTAATGACAATGATTGGTTTAACAATTTTCCATATTGATTAAGGAGTAAAAAATGACAATGTTACCACAAAAACCTATCACTAAACCAGGTGAAGGGAAACAACGCCAGAAGCATGTTTCACAAGAAAGATATTTGGAAGAACGATATCAGATTTCTGCCGGTCTTAAAGGACCAAAAAGATTAGAGGGAGAATCGTTTGAAGATTTTCGGACCCGTAGAAAGGCCGAGAATGGTTTATTGAAAGAGTATTTAAGAGGAGTATGGATTAAAAACGAAGAATGACTGTATCCCAGAAAAAATTAAAACACTTATCAGCTACAATGTTACATTGGGCGGAAGAGAATAAAATCCAAACCAAGAGAAATGGTAATTATGAAATACCACAAAGAAATAAATGGAAATCTGATTTTACGTTTGTTACGAAGTTAGATTTTATGTTAGCTGATGGTCTTGATGATAAGTTAAAGAAAAAAGAAATGAAAATGTGTAATGAATTATATAGTTATTATAGTCAATGTTATATGAGAAAATAAAATGACAAATTTCGAATCAACAAGTTGTAAGATTTTAGGTGTTATATTATTTCTTTTAATTGTAATTATGGGTTTACAATTAATGGGATGTTCACGTTCAGTTCCACCACCACCATCAGATTATATTGATGAAGTGGATACATCAAATTTTGTTTAATGATACAATTTGATGATATATGGGTGAGGTTGCATAAATCAGTTGAAATGATTTCAGAACCTAATTGTCCAGATTTTTATTTTTTTGGGGGAAGTTTAAGAGATATTTATATGGGAATAGATCCAAAAGATTATGATATTACTACTGTAAGTATATCTGATTTGTCATGGTTAATATCTCGATTACAAGGTATGGGATTTAGAGTAATAGCCGAAACAGATTTTGGATTAAAAATGAATTTTTTAAGTACTTGGATGGATGTGGGAGTTGGATGTGAATCTCCTGTAGATAAAATAAGTAAGGTTGATTTTACTTGTAATGCCATAGCAATAGATAATAATTTTAAATTATATTATCACAAAACATCATTTGATGATTTAGATAATAGAAGATTACGACAACTTGATACATTAGAACATCAAGGGAGTATAGAGGAAAGAAAAATAAAATTCACACAAAAGAATTTTAAATTTCATAATAAACAAGATGAAAAAAAGTTATATAAATTTAAATTAGAAACTGAACAATTAAAACCAAGTGTTCCATTTTATATGGATGCCAGGACATATGATGAAAAAAGTAATTAATTGTTTTAAAGAAACTAACCCAGTTATAAATAAAAAACTGAGAAAGGTGTCAGTAGATGAAGGACTACATATTGCGAAAGATTTATTCACTATCCTCGCAGAGCGGAAGGATGGAATTGGTCTTGCTGCTAATCAAGTTGGGATTGATGCTTCTGTTGCTGTGGTTAATGTTAGGGAGCCCCTTATCTTAATCAATCCTACTATTAAAGAACAATGGGATGAGATAGAATATTATGAGGGATGTTTAAGTTATCCAAAACGAGGTGTTCACACTAAACGATATAAAAATATTATAATACAAACCGAACAAGAAGAGAGTGGTTGGTATTTTAGTGGAGCAAAAACAACACAAGAAGTTAAGGGAACTTGGGAACAAGAAAGTAAGGAACAAGACCAAGAACAAAGATTGTTAGAAGCAATTTGTGTCCAACACGAGATTGACCACTTGAATGGATTAACTATTATGGACAGAGAAAATAAACCGAAGCCACTTAGAGTTAAAAAGAGTTGGGGAAGAAATGAAATCGTTGGTATCACAGATGGTGATACCTACAAAGAAATTAAATACAAAAAAGCAAAACCACTTATAGATAGTGGTAAGTGGGAAATTTATATAGGAGGCCCGATAACAGTATGAATAGAGAAGAATTTTATATTAGTGATTGGGATTTGTTGATGAAACAATGGCCAGATTGTCCAGTTAAAGGATGTAAAAATAAAATAAATTTAAATTTAAATACTGGTAAATGCTTTCCACATTCAGAGGGAAGTTACCAATGGAAAAGTTTTAAGATTTTGTTTAAAAATACATTTATAAATTCACCAAAACTTTTATGGAGAAAAATGAAAGGATCGATAACAGTATGAAAGAACCACTTGATAAAAGATTGAATACGATATTAGAAAAGTTTGTAAATGAAAACAATGAAAGTTAATTGTCCAGAATTAGAACCAATCGGTTTATCTGTACCAGACCACATAAAAGAAATGTATGACAAGTTAAATAAACCTTGTCCTGATGAATATTATGTTGTAGATTTTCTTTATTGTGATGTAGAAAATGATGAACCATCAGTAGTAAATCCACAAAAGGTTGTTGATTTGGAAAACTTAAAAGAACTTATTTTTCATTGGTGGGAGAATAAGGATGTTACAAAAAAATTAGATGATGGAAATGAAGTTAAGTTATTTCCAATAGTGGAGGCCTAATTAGAAATGAGGTATAAAGAATCAGAATATAAAGGTCGTAATTGGTATGGTCAAACTAAACAACAAAATAGAAGTCCATCTAAAAGGCCAAAACAATCAATGTTTTATGCAGTGATACATTGGTTTGAAACTTGGGTATTAATATTTTTAATAGCCATGGTATCATTGTTTGTATATTTAAGTCAATAATAAAAAAAGGAAAAAAATGCCAAGACAAAAAAAGAGAATACCAAGACCAACATTTAGAAGAAAATGTCATAACTGTGGAAAGATGGCAACTAATCCAGTTGTACATCATATCGTTCCATCCATAGCATACGGAGAACCTATCCCGGCATATTCTAAAAGTGCACCTAAAATCAATCGAGTTGATCTAAAGGGTGATAGGAAAGTTGAAGTTTATAATTATTGTAATAATCAATGTTATGAAGAGGGCAGGGCAAAACGTGGCTTCTAAGAAGAAAGATACGCCAAAATCTAAATCTGTTTTTAATAAAAAATCTGAAGCAGGGAAAGGTGATAAACCACGAATAGGAATATCACCACAAGAGTGGGGAGAAAAGTGGGAAAAGATTTTTGGTAAAAAGAAAAAGAAAACTAAGGAGAAAAAATGATAGAATTTACTATTGTATTTGTGTATGGTTGTATGATGTGGTATTTAATTGCAAAAGAATATGAAGGGAAAAAGAAATGACAAGTCCAGAAGGTTGGGGAGCATTTATAGTTCTAATGTTATTAGTATGGAGTACTGATATTATAGATTGGATATCAGATAAAATAGAAGAAAGATTTAAAAAATGAAAAATTGGGTATATTATATGCAAGAGGGTTTAAAGTCTATGTGGAAAAAGAAACCCAAGAAAAAAATTAAATCCAAAACTAATAAATGTAAGTGTAAAGGTTGTAAATGTTCTTAATGATTTTAATGGCAGTAATCGTTCCTTTAATATTTGGACTACTACATACAATAGCTGGAGTATATTTAGTTTACACTAAAGGTAATACAACAGCATTAGGTTGGAATATGTTGGGGTTTTTAACCAAGTCTGTATTTATGTTGTTTATGACTTATATGGGAATTTCAGTATTAGAGTTGGATTTTAGAATTTATGTTCCGATACTTTCATTCGTTTGGTTTATGACACATATCTGCGAAGCATTTTATGTCAATTATCATATGAACGAAAATTGTAGTGAAACTTTAAAGAGTATATTATTGAAATGAAAAAATATCTAACTTATGACGATGTAAATATCGTCCCGAAATATTCGGAATTAGAATCCAGAAGTTCCGTTAGTATGGTGACGAAATTCACCAAACTTACAGAGTTACAAATACCAATAGTTTCATCACCAATGGATACCGTAACAGGATATGAAATGGCAAAGGAAATGATGGATTGGGGTGGTGTCGGTGTTATACATAGATTTAATACTATTGAAGAACAATCCAAGATGATGAAATCATTACATCGTAAATGGGATAGTTTTTTTAATATAGGTGATGGTAAAGAAAGAAGTGTTGATAATGATTATGATGAGTGGATTAAACAAGCTAGTCGATGGAATCGACCACCTACTAAATCAGATTGGGAAGATTTAAAAGATTACACATTGATGTCAGATGATATGGCAGAGATGGATAGACAATGGAGAAACAAACCATTATGTGCAGCAGTAGGAGTTACTGGAGATTATTTAGAAAGAGCGAGAGAATTAGTATGGAACGGATGTAATGTTATACTTATAGATGTAGCACATGGTCATCACAAGTTAGTAGGAGAAGCTATTGAAGAAATTAAAAAGGATATATCAAATATCGAAGTCGTCGCGGGAAGTATTGCGACAGGAGATGGAGCAAAATTTTTATGTGAAAAAGGAGCAGACGCCATTAGAGTGGGAGTCGGCAACGGCTCATTGTGTGAAACGAGAATCCGAACCGGTGTTGGACTTCCTCAAGTTTCTGCTCTTCTTGATTGCGTTACCGTTGCAGATAGTTATGATGTTCCTATTATCGCTGATGGTGGTATCCGTAATGTTGGGGATGTATGTAAAGGACTTGGTTGTGGGGCTGACACCATCATGGTTGGTTCGTTACTTTCGGGGACGAAAGAAAGTCCAGGTTCGATAGAGAAAAAAGGTCAATGGCCTAACGAACAGTTATTTAAAAAGTATAGAGGTTCTGCTTCTTTAGATTCTAAATCTGATAGAGGAGAAGATAAAAATGTTGAAGGTAATCACAAAGTCATTCCATACAAAGGAAAAGTTAAAAGAATTTTACATGACATTAGAGATGGGATTAGTAGTTCTTGTTCTTATGTCGGTGCATCGAATCTGGAGGAATACAGGTCATTGGTCGAATTTGTAGAAGTTACAAAGGCAGGACAAGTTGAAGCACAACCACATTTATTAAATTAGGAGAATAAAATGGAATTAGGTATATTAAATGAACTTGGATATTTTGAAGTTATAGAAATATCTATTTGGTTAGGTGTAATGTATTTTGGAAAATGTTGGGTAGATAATTATTTCAAAAGCAAATCTGAAAAGTGTTGTACTAAGAAAGAATCTAAAAAAGATAAAAGGGAGTTATTAAATGGATAATTTGTTGACTAAAATATTTACATATATTTTTGCAATAACCATGATATTTGGCGGAGTATTCATGTTTTGTGCAGTTGTTAGTTTACCATTTTGGTTAATGTGGAATTGGTTAATTCCACCAATTTTTGGTTTACCAGTAATAACATGGTTACAGGCATTTGGTTTATGGACTTTTTTAGTATTAATAAGATCAAGTAATTTTAAATATAGTGATGTATTTAATACTACTTTAAAAACAAATGAAACAGGTGGAAGTGAAAAATCACCATTTGGTGATAATACTTGGAATCAATGGGTTGATCAGGTAAAGAAAAAATATTCAGCTTAACTGAATAAAATTTAATTTTGTTATACTTATCTCTAATTATGGAGATATTTATATGGATATAGATAAAGTTATTCAGACTTTGAGTGAGGCCTTTGATGATAAAGATTGGGATGTAATTGAGGAATTGCTCGAAGAATTAATTTATGAGGATGAAAATCCAATTAAAGAATACGAAAAAGACAAAGATTTAGATGAAGAAAATTTATGGGGCTGACAGGTATCGACTGGTGTTATTCGGTACTAAAGTGCAGCAGAGATTGAGTATGTCTCGTATAAAAAGACTCACAAACCCAAAATGGCGATAACTCGCTTGAAGGGTTGGTAATTGATTGGCATTTGGCTGAGTCCGATATGTCAGTTGGTGTTGAACCAGTAATGGTCAACGATTATCAACCAACTTACGCTTACGCATAAGTTACTGAGTTGTCTAACACTCGGTCATAAAATAAGTTAGACGAACAACTCGCGTGGTAGAGTATAAGAGTCACCAGTTGACAATCTGAACAAATGTCCGAATGGTTTGTTAGTATCCTATCGTGATTGGAAACTAAACTAAGCTGTAAATGACTTTGTATAGGAAACAGACAGGACGGGAGTTCGAATCTCCCCAGCTCCACAAAAATTATGGTTATGAAAAAATATTATTACGAGAGAAGTAATCTCTTAGAATCCAATGTTAATATAAACTTTGAAGAACTACTTTGGATGGATGATGCCCAAACCGAAGAATGGGTAGAAAGTCTTAGAAGTTTTATTATATCTGAATGGGATGATAAGGGTATTCCGCCTACTATCGGACAAGATACAAAAGACATTAAAAAGAACTTTATGAAATTGCGGGAGTATGACGTACACCACAAGTTTTTAGTTCGTGATGATGACGGTAATAGGAATGTGATTAAGAATTACAATAAACATGCAAGTGGAGTTAATCAATTCTTTCCAACTATGTTAAAGACTCGTGTTCAGAATGGTTCTATCTACGATTGGTTTACAGACGAATATAAAGATAAATTTCAGAAAGTTATATTAAGAATATTGAAAAGAGATTCAATGTATAATTGGTCTAAATGTGTTTTAGATGGTGAAGAAATACCAGAGAACTTCTTTATAGTTCAACACAAACACAATCAAGTAGAAAGTATTTATAAGACATTATCAGTTGAAGAAGTAGAGAAGTTAGATGATAAACATAAAACCAACTTACCAAAAGAATTAGATGGTGATACATATAAATTTTTAGTTAGAGATTTTCAGTTAGGTCAAAAATTATTTCCAGCAGGTATCCAAGCATTCAGATTAGGACTTGGACAACCAGCAGTAAATTTCCCACCACTTACAGCACGATACTTATACGAACATTATACAAATCATATCGAACAAGACACACCATTAAATATTTACGATCCATCAAGTGGTTGGGGTGGTCGTATTCTCGGAGCTATGTCATCATTAAAAAGAATTCATTATATTGGAACAGACCCGAATACAGATAATTACATAGATGAGTTAGGTAAGACAAGATACGAATATGTAGCAGATTTCTTTAATAATGAGGTATTAGAAACCAATCCATTTTGGGAAGAAGATAAAAATACCTATCATTTATTTCAAGATGGAAGTGAATTTATTGGGAACAATCCAGAGTTTCAGACGTATAAGGGTACACTTGATTTGGTTTTTACGAGTCCGCCATACTTTGACAGAGAGCAATATAGTGAGGACGAAGAACAAAGCTATAAGTTATACCCTAAGTATGATAGTTGGAGAGATGGATTTTTGAAACCAACCTTAGTCAACGCCTTCAATAGTTTACGAGAAGATAGATATTTATTATGGAACATAGCCGATATCAAGATCGGAAAGGATAAATACCACCCACTCGAACAAGATAGTATTGATGTAATCGAGAATCTCGGTGGTGAATATAAAGGTAAATTAAAAATGTTAATGACATCTATGGTTGGAGTCGACCAATCTAATGTTAAAAACTCGGTGAAAGTAGGTGGAACATATCTTAAATATGAACCCATCTTTGTATTTTTTAAGCGAGAAAAGACTTGATTTCTATGAATTTATTTCGTAAGATCAAGTCAGTAATTCGAAAGGAAATTAAATGATTTCAACAAATAAGGCAATTGCGGGTTTAGTGTTTATAACACTAATGAATGGTTTTGTTTCTGTTAATATGTTTGAACAACAAAAGGAATTTTATTCTGAAGAAGTTGATAAACTATTAGTAGATAATAAAAAACTGTATAATGATTTAGGTGAGTTTTACAAGTTTGGTATAGAGGTTGATGTAACAATGTATCAGCCTGTTTATCCACAAACAGATAAAACACCAGATATAACAGCAGATGGAACAAGAATTCGTATAAGTAAGGCAAGTGAATACAAGTTTGTAGCACTTTCAAGGAATCTCTTAAAAAGATGGGGAGGTCCATTTAACTATGGAGATTTTATTTTAATTAAGGGAGCAAGTGGCAAAGATGGTGTATATCAAGTTAGAGATACAATGAACTCTAAGTGGGTAAATGTAGTAGACATTTTAGAATCTAAGCATGTGAAACCCTATAAGTATGAAAATGTTCACATATATAAAATGAATTGGACAGATAATATACAGTTAGTAAATAATAATAAATGAAAGGGAAATAAATGACAGACAAATCTGAAATTAAAGTCGGTGATTGGGTTCATGTGTTAATAGTTGGATTTAGATCAGGACCAACTTCAAACGATCCAGCCTATCAAATAGAAAGTATTGACGGTGATGACTACACCGCAGTTCAGAGAGAAGGTTCTTACGAACATAGAGTAAAAGTTAAAAAAGGAAAATTAAAGAAATTATAAATTAAGAGGTTATAAATGAAACAGTTAAGTGAAACCCAATTACAGGAAAATTGGGATAAATTAATACAGGTTATAAAGGATACATTTGAGGATGGTAGCGAACGCCGTGAAAATCTTCTCAAAATGTACCATGACCTTGAGGACAGGATGATAATGGCACCTGCCTCTGGTAAAGAAGAATATCATTATTGCCATGTAGGTGGTTATGTAGAACACGTTCTGCATGTTGTAGATACAGCACGAAAAATGTCAGACACTTATGAAGCCTCAGGTGGTCATAAGAATTGGACAGATGAAGAACTTGTCTTTTCCGCCTTACATCACGACTTGGGTAAAGTTGGTGATTTAAATGATGAGTATTATGTTCCACAAGATAATGATTGGAGACGTAAAACTCTTGGTGAAGTTTATACATCCAATACAGATATACCAAATATGAGAGTTCCAGATAGAGCACTTTTTCTCTTACAACATTTTGGTGTTAAGTGTAGTGTAAATGAAACTCTTGCAATTAAACTCGCTGATGGGTTATATGATGAAGCAAATACATACTACATGAAAGTATTTGATGCAAAACGTTCTCTCAAAAATCATCTTCCATATATTCTTCATTGGGCAGACCATATGGCAACAACAGTAGAATATGATGAATGGAAACGTGGTGATGAAGATGAGAAAGAAGAAATGGAAAGTAAGATAGAAAATATCAAGAGTGTTACTGTAGCAAAGGATAAACAGAGTGGTGTTCAAGAGAAACACGAAGATCCAGTTTTAGAAAATAAACATCAAGACTTGTTTGATGAATTATTTGGAGATAAATCATGATAATAGAAATAGTATTAGGAATTGTTATTCTTGCTGAAGGATATGTAATTTGGAACCTGATGAGAAAGACAGAACTACTCGAAACTTGGGTAGAAGATTTCGGTGATAGAGTTACACGAGTCCAACAAGAATTAAGTGAAATAGATTCTACTGGTCATTTTGAATCAGATGATGAGATAGGTTCTATATTCGAATCAATTAAAGAAGTAATTAATGAACTCAATGACCTAACAGAAGGAGAGGAAATTAGTGAGTAAAACTGCAAAACCAAAAAAGAAAAAAAAGACACCTAAAAATTATTATTTTAATCAAACAACAGAAAATGCTATTATTAGGTATAATAATACAGATGATGCAAGATTAAAAAATAAAATCTATTCTGAACATATATCATATGCATTTGACAAACTTGCAGAAAATATAATTCATACATTTAAGTTTTATTATTTTGATGTTTCATCGGAACAAGTTAAACACGAAGTGGTTTCCTTTCTTGTTATGAATATGCATAAATTCAAAGAAGGTAAAGGAAAGGCCTTTTCATATTTCAGTATTGTTGCAAAGAACTATTTAATTCTTCATAATAATAAAAATTATAAGAATTATAAAATTCACAATAAATTAGATGTTCTTGATTATAGTAGCAATATAAAAGATCAACAATATAAACATGAAGTTGCAGACTTTAACCAAGAATATGTAAAACAAATGTTAGAGTATTGGGAAGAAAATCTTCCAAATATATTCAGACGACAAAAGGATATTCTTGTTGCAGATGCTGTTTTAGAAATGTTTAGACGAAGGGAAAATATAGAAAATTTTAATAAGAAGGCTTTGTATATTCTTATTCGTGAAATGACTGGTTCTAAAACTCAACATATTACTCGTATTGTAAATCTTATGAAGAAATATAATACACAACTTATGTCTGAATTTCAGAATACAGGACAAATTGATACAGCAAATACTGGATCATTTTTGTAACATTCTGTTATGTAGTGTTACACATTTTTGTTTCGAAATGATACACTTTTAAAAAACTTCTAAGAAACTAAAAACCTCATTTTTTAAATGGGGTTTTTTTGTGCCCCCATAACTTCACAAATATAGACACTTAAAATTATTTTTATTTTTTTTCTCAAAATGGGGTAGTTTGGTATAGTTTTTGTACTATATAGGTAACGACACCATCAAAAAGGTGAGGTCATAACTAAACAAGGAGAACAAAAATGTTCAAAAACCTAATGAAAAAAATAAAGAGTAACAGAGGTAATTCACTTGCTGAATTCGCCGTTGTTACTGCGATGATGGGTACATTAGCTACAACCGCCGCACCAAAATTTGGTGGAGTTGGTGATGCAGCTAAGTCAAAATCAACCATTGCTTCTATTGACAAGATTGCGACAGCAGCTAATAACTACTACAACGCTAAAGTGTCTGAAGAAGGTCGTGGAAGATTTCCAGGACAAACTAAGTATGATGAAAAGGTTGGTGGATTTGATCTTCCAGCAAACACACTTACGGATGCAGCTGTAGAGATATATTTAGAAACTATTCTAAATGGACAGACAACTTATGAATCTGTATTGGATGATTATGTGTATGTCTTTTCACCAGCAGTAGATGATGAAGATGCACTCGCAGGTGATTGGATGAGTTTCGTAGGAACTACACACCAAGTAGATGTTGGATTTGATGAAGATGGTGCAAATGATTTTAAATCAAACTTTGGTAACCAGGGAATTTCTTCACCATTTCAGGATGGAGCTTACATTTATCTTGTGATACCAGGATCGGGTAGTGGTACTTCCGCACAGGCACCTGCTTTGATTATAGCAGACGCTGAAAACCCATCAGAACTTCATAAGGTACTAACCCCGTAAGGGAAACGGAGATAAGTCATGTTTAAAAATCAAAATGGATTTACATTAATTGAATTAATAATGGTTACGATTATATTGGGCATTCTCGCGGCCGTGGCCATACCGAGGTACGCAAGTACATTGGATAAGGCAACTGAAAGGGCTGAAAAGTCGTTTGTTGATCAAGTATGGACAGGATGTGAAAATGTGGCAAGTGATAGATTGATTGAAAACGGAATTGAAGAGTGGCCGTATAATCCACTCACAACCATAAAA